TCAGTCATAGAAATAATAAAGCCATGCATCACAAAACCATTTTATCTCTTCATATTCTGATAAATACTCATAACCAATAATATTTTCTTTTAGATATGATTCTTGTAGTGGTGTTAACTCCTTAAGCAGGATGTGCATTAAATCCTCTGAAGGATATTTATCAAACTCATCTCTTTTTATTCTTGTCTTATTTTCAATAATCACTAATGCTTTTAATATTTCATCTAAAACTTCATTTTGCTTATCACTCATTATTAACTCCTTTGTTTATTATTATATACATTGCAAGTGAAATGAATGTCAAATATATCACATGATATTTTATTGTTTATTTTAAGATTGAACATTTATTAATGAGGCTATGAACGCTATGTACCACATCAAAAAACCACGCCTGCTTAATAAGACGTGGTTCAGGTTTACTCGAAATACTGATATTACATTCTTCGCCTGAAAACAATATTATCTTTAAAAGCGATCTTACCTACAACAAACCCTACAACAGCAATTATTGGCATACTGATTACAGTTCCGGCAATCCCTGCTGCCATACCTATAAAAGCAGACAGTCCAAAGGACAGCAGGATAATGAAAAAGGCATACCAACTGGGATAAGTGCCATACAATACTGAAGCTTGGCACCCTGTGCAGACGTGAACTCCACGCAAGCTCTCTTTGAAACAGTACGGGCATTTAATTGTATTATTTTCCATTTATCAATCCTTCTTAAACTTCACACCCTGATATATGATGCCACCATTGACTTTTTCGATTTTAAAAGTCCAAGCACCGAGATCTTTATTTTGTGTTTTGGCAACATAGACAGGCTTTTGACTTTCATCCCAGCTTTTCACGGTGAATACTCCGTCTTTGAACTTGATCACGTCCTTCTGAATATCAAGCCTCACGCCATATTGAGGACTTTCATAACTGCCATAGATACCATTATCACCGCAACCGGATAACAGAGCCGCAAGACCAACAACGAATAAAAAATTACGCATAGATTTAATCCTTAATTAATGGTTAATAGTGCCGTTGCTCAATACAACGAGACGAACCGGCATATCGGCATTGTTTGCCGTTGCGAAACCACGAACTTCGAAATTATTGATAGTCCCGGTAATACTGACCTTCTGACCCTTCTTGTAAGTCAGAACAGCATCATCCAGCCCGGAGTAGTAATTGATCCACACCATACCGCCGCAATAGCTGGTATCTGATGTTTTGAAGAGCAGGTAATAGTTGGCATGAGCGGCTTTTGGCATACCATTGAGCATATCGCTGGCACTCCTGCCTTTAGTAACTTCAAGAACAGTGGCATTAGCAATTGAGATCCGTTTACCCGTCCAGTTCTTTTCTGCTGCCATGGCATTTTCTTCATAGTCCTTACAGACAGGACCAAGGCCAGCAACTGAGGATGCCGGGCCGGTATCTTGTTTTGCTGTGGAAAGACCTAATGCGTTATCTACTGTTCCGTTCAATGAGGATAACGAGGTATTAATCGCCCCATTGACCTTATTCACGCCTTCATTAAGTTGCTGGCACCCTGATAAAGCTATAACCGTCAGTACCAGCGATAGCGCAATGCTTTTACTCATACACACCCTCGAAAGAAGTCAGTTTGAGAGGATAAAGGCCGTTCCGGCACCAATAAGATGGCTCTATACGAGGCATCGATTGATACGAAGGAACAAACCAACTTTTTAACCAATTGATAGGATTAAATTATTTTTGTTTTTCGTCATATCGTTTGTAACGATCAAAATCAAACTTATGATAGCTTTTACCTATCACATATAAATTATCGATCGTTATTATCAATTAAAAACCCGATCGATTAGAGTTTATCAATCGTTAAAAACTATCGATATTGATTTATAGATCGTTTTAATCGATCATTTTCTTGCTATATTGAAAGTGGATGAGTAGAGTGAGCTGAAACTCAGAGAGCGATTTAATGTCTATTTGAGTAAAACAGATGAAAAAGTCATCTGATAATATGTAGTTATTCATACAATATCAGGGAAAGTTTTAACAACTTAAAGATCATGATTTATATAATGACTTAATAACAAGAAAGGCCAGCATTAGACTGGCCTTATTAAGACAAGAGATGTTTCAATTATTTCCTCCTCAAATTTGAGTTTTATCTAAGCATTTAATATGTTTCATCAAAATAAAATATTACCAAAGCACTGCAAACCAAATACATTGAGTGATTTATATTTATTGGTATTTTTATCTTTAAATTTAACACCCGGTTTTAGAAGAAATTTCCTGATATCATTGCTCTCTTCGTTTTAGCAGAAACTTATTGAGATCTTTTTTGAAAACATCTTTATCTTATGAGCTAAAGCTCATGGTGCTGTCGCACGGCTACGCCCCAACGATGATATCAAAACTTTTTCTTCACTCGGTGAAGTAGTTTGCATCTATTTCAATGCTAAATATGAAGGTAAATGAAACAACAGTGAAGAAATAGTATCATTATCAATAAAAGATTACTCTTAATCCCATATATCGGAAAAATATCAATTGATAGCAGCGCTTTGTGATTGTCATTAACAATCACTCTGCTGTGAGGAGCTTGCCTCCGATAATGATGGATTTATCCATAAAAAATCGCGGCGTAGCCGCTAATGCAATAACACGGAAAAACAAATTAACAGAACGTCATTGGGTGCCATTTTATTCGGTACTCGATAAATAAAAAGAAAATCCCGTCATCTGTTATAAAAATCTAGGGCGAACGCCAAATCCTCTTATCTCTTATATTTCTTATACTTCTTAAGGGGGAATAACTCATTTAGTAACAATAAGTTAGAAGTCTACTTTCTTCATTATTGTAGATCTTTCTTCACGATTGTAGATTTTTCTTCGTGATTGATGGTGATTACTTCATTATTGATGGTATTTACTTCATTACTCCTATAAGAAATGAAGATAAAACTTCAAACTATATTTGACATTTCTGTTAAAAATATTATATAGATTAAAACATAATAATAAAAAGGAGTATTTATGGCTGGAAAAACATTTAACCAAAATCCATTTATTTTCGAAGATGATATTGAAATAGAAACCAGAGGCCGAAAAAGAACTGTGGCGCGTGGAGAGAAGTTTCAAACACCCGAAGGTGATAAATATGAAAAAGTCATCCACTCGATACAAGAAGTGGATAAAGCCAAGTTCGTAAAAATATTCATATCACGAGTCCGGGTGTTATTTGATCTAACCCTTACAGGCAACAAGCTTTTTTATATTTTTATGTTCGTGATGTCTGACGTCATTGGTAAGGATGAAGTCTATATGAACTTTGAAAAAGCAAAAGACATTGCAGCTCAATGTGACTTTAATTTATCTAACCCTGTTTACTATAGGGGCATCAAAGAACTTATTGATAAAAAGATCATCGCACAAAGTAAATCAAAATATATCTATTACATTAACCCTGCAGTTCTTTTTAATGGTGATAGAGCCAAGTTTATTGAAGAGATTAGAGTCAAGGAAGAAAAAAAGCTAAAGTAATGTATAATACAATACTAAGAAAAACCGCAGATTATCTATACCGGCCTCGTTAGAGGCCAGATATCAATCATAATGGTTAGACTAACCCTTCACTTATTTTTTCTTTCAGGATAACACAGAGCGTCTCTATGACTTGGTCTAAATCTACCTCATCAAGGTTTTCGTTATATCCATAGGTCTCAACCATATTTTCAAAGTTATTGAATATATACATAACGATATTGTTTATCAGAAGTTTCAATAAAACATCGTTGTTTAATGAATCAGTTCCATTACCATTATAATAGCTGCTGATTTCATCAATACTTTCCTGACATGCTATTAAGGATACTGCATAGAAGAAAAATGAATCTTTATTTTTAAAATCTTTGACAGTTAATCTATTTTTCATTTAACACCTCATTATATTTAGTTCAAATTGATGGCGTAGTTCTATCAACCCCTTTCGGGGCTAAATAAGCATTGATGGTATTTTTATTAACTTACGACATTCGTTAATATATGACTAATGTTCTTATTGAAAATCAGCACTCGTTTATTTCTAATGCCTCTGTGTGAGTTTCAAACAGTGCTCTTTTCACTGCTTTGAAATCAACATCTGCTAGTTTTTCATCTGCGCCATAACGTTTGACATAGTGATTAAAGTTTTTCTCTATGAGACTTATTATTTCTGAAAAGAATGCATCCATAAATGGAATATTCATTGCTCGATCACAAAATACACTATAACTTTCTTCTGTATCACTGACCGCCTCTACATAAATCTTCATTGATAACACATAAAAAAACTCTGTTGCTGTATTTTCAAAAGTTTTAATCTTCATATTTATCACCTTATTTTAGTTAAAAGAATTCCATACAGTTTTCATCTGTATTTTTATAACGATATTTTTATTTTACGATATTTAAATATCAGGCCGATTTATTTCGGGATAAATCAATCATCTGATCAATCCATTCATCTATTTCACTCTCGACAAATGCTATTGCACGCTCACCAAGTTTTATAGGTTCAGGGAAACGATCTTGACTAATAAGTTTATAGATCCAAGCTTTGCAAAGACCCGTTCTTTTCAGTACTTCAGGTAAACGGATAAATCTTTTTCTTTCAGTCATACATTTCTCCATTGTTGTTTTGATGGAGGTAGTATCTTCAGATCGCTTATGACGATCAACTCTCAAAAAGCACGAATTGATCAAGATATGGGGGATTTTTAGATAGATTAGAGATGGGAATAGCGAAAGCCAGTTACCGTGGGCTTTGAAGCATTTTTGCAAAAAGTGCTATTTTTTTACTCTATTTGAAGTTATTTAATATTTTGTTATTTATCATGCAGTTAATTTCTTTGAGTTTAAATTCTGAACTATCATCTGTTATTCATCTTGCTTCAGGCTATAAAAATGTTTGGGTAGGTGTAAGATTTATCACTGAACGTTAAACATGCTATCTCTGACCCTAATAGGTTTTGATGCTTGTCGTGAGTTCAACTCCTCGGCATCAATGCTATCGATGATTTTAACGCTGAAAAACGACACAACTTTGCTCATGTTGTTTCTTTGGTCCCTTCATTGAACCCTCAATTAAATATAAAAACAAAATAGTTATAAAAATCAATTTATTATAAGCTTAATTACAGGGACCCCAGCCCACCACTTTAGATAGGACAGTGACCGGACAGTATCATATAAACCAGTGACTTATGATAAATGACCGGACGAAGCACTGACCTAGTTTGGACCAAAAAGGATACGCAAAAGATACGCGGCTCCTTTCAGTTAAGAAAACCTCTGCTCAGTCAGAGGTTTTTTTTCGTCTATTGGTCGCCGTCATGGGGTGTCGGGGGTCGAAGGTTCAAATCCTTTCATGCCGACCAAATTACTTAAAGAAAACAAACCTGTTAGGGTTGGTTTTTTTGTTTGTGGGATTTGGTGATGGTAAAACAATGGTAAGAGAATGGTAAAACTCCGACTATATTTGACCGCTATAGCTCAACACTTCTATTCTGTGTTGAGCCTACGTATGGTGACTCTGCACATACCTGTACAATCGTGAAATATCAAACAGTTAACACAATCTGCAAAATGCAACTACGCACAAATCTGCACGTAGATGAAAATGTTTTGCCCCATTTAAGTTGGATGTTTAAACCATTATGGCCCCATGGTCGTGGCTTGGTGATGGCTGATGACTGGTACGAATGGAAGGCGTAGCCAGCGGTTGGTTATCAATCTTTAACTAGAGAAGGATTTATATTGCGTGTCGAAGCTATTATAGATAAGTTCACTATCTAGTTGTATCAATCCAGCCCGCCCTATTTGCTTTTTTTCCTTCAATTTTGACATGTACCAAGAACATTACCATACTAAAATTGATTCCACTTAAAGTTAAAAAAAACATATGAAAACACTTTCCAATGAAAATTGGAATCGGTATTCGTAGTACAAATATTATTATTTTGGCTAAGTTAAAAAACAAAAAAATACAGGAAAAGTCCTACATCGATTGACGCCCAATCTAATAGAAATAGCTTGGCCGCATACATATGATACAAGACTAATATACTTAAGAATAATTACATATACATGCTTAGAAATAATAATGATGTTAATGCATTTCCCAACCCATGCATTAGTTAAAATTAACATCCTTTATTGAAATAACATTAGAAACATTAATTTATTTTAATTGGAAAATACCGTAATTTATAAAGTTAAATCCTGCAAAAAAATTATTTACAATGAGAAAATATCTATGCCTATCTTTAAAAAAACGTTAATTGCCATCGCGTTAACGACAATAACAACCTCTTCTTTAGCTCAAATTGTAGTAAACGGTACGACAATCAATACTCCCGGGGGTACTGTTGTAGACAGTGGCTTGATTAATGATTTTTCTGGACATGCAGCTGTTGTATCAAATGGCGGCATATTGATTGCTGACGGTGATATCACATTAATTACTGGTGGTAATGCCGCTGATGCCTTATATGCCTCCGGGACAGGATCGCGTGTTGATTTTCTGCACGGAAGTACATTAACCACGACAGGTATTGGCTCACACGGCTTGTATGCTCAAAGTGGTGCCAGCGTTAATTTTGATGATGCAAACATTTCGGTTTCAGGAGCAAGTGCCTCCGGGTTATCACTGGTCTCTAATAGCCAGATTACACTGAACAACAGCACAGTATCAGCAACAGGCGCAGGTGGTAAGGCTATAGCTGCTAATAATAGCTCTGTAATTATAGATAACTCTACACTGACAACAACTGGTGCTTATTTGGGTTCAAGTGCCAGTGCTTTACAAATAGCGAATGGTTCGCGCGGGAGCATGACTGGTTCATACGCCAGTACAAATGGTGCATCTTCTGCTGCGGTCTTCGTTGAAACAACTAATAATGCAAATACCCAATTTAATATTATTGACAGTACCCTTGAAACATTTGGGGCTGGCACTGCACTAGTATCTTCTGAACTTAATGGCAATGGAACATCTTTAGCTACTGTAAGTGGAAATACACAAATTATCACTCATCAGGCAACGGCTGTGAGTGCCAGAGGGCCAGGTGGAAAGATTGTTATTAATCCAGGTGCGACGATTAAAACCCTCGGGGCAAGCAATACCGCTATCCAAACAGTTTTAGGTGGTCAAGCGGATATTACTGGTAGTAATATAAGTACAGCCAGTAATGGTGCTGTTGCTATGATGGCAAGCTCTGCTAGCTCAATTGTCAGCCAAGGCAATAACATAAATACAATTGGTGACAATGCATATGGAGTTCAGGCTAATGACAGTGGCTCCAATATTAACATTACTAACACAAATATTGTTACCCAAGGTAATAACGCCGATGCAGTAAATAGCAATACGCAAGCCACTGTGACCATGAATCAGCTAAATGCCAATATGCATAGTCAAAATGGTAAAACATTTAACGCTCTAGGGGGCATGATTAATGCCACTCTTGATAACAGCAACATTATTAACAATGGCATATTAATTAATGCAGACACAGATACCGGCCTAACGAATTTTGGCGCTGTTAATCTAAATGCAAACAACATGGTTTTAAATGGCGATATCCAAGCGGGTATTGGTAGTCAAGCCAATCTCAGCATTAATAATACACAATGGAATGGCCTGGCACGTAATGGTGGGCAGGTTAATATTGATAACAGTGCTATATGGAATATGGTAGCGAGTTCTGATGTCGCTGGGCTGGCTAACTCTGGGACAATTAACTTTTCAAATCCCGTAGCAGGTGATGTTTTAACTGTACATGGTGATTACATTGGTAATAATGGCAACTTGCTATTCAACACCGAATTAAATGACGACAACTCTGTGACCGATAAAATGATCGTAGAGGGCAATACTTCTGGTAATACGCTCGTCAGTGTGACTAATGCTGGCGGCAGTGGCGCCACAACATTAAATGGTATTGAACTGATCCAGGTTAATGGCTTATCTGACGGCGATTTCGTTAAAAATGGTCGTATTGTAGCGGGTGCTTATGATTATTCACTGACTCGAGGAGCGGGTGCAAATGCCAGCAACTGGTATCTGACAAACACACTTCCCCTTGTTAATCCTACTGACCCTGTAGAGCCATTAATAGTGGTAGAACGTCCTGAAGCCGGAAGCTACACGGCTAACCTGGCTGCTGCTAACAATATGTTTGTGACTCGCTTGCACGATCGTTTAGGAGAAACCCAGTATATTGACGCCCTTACCGGTGAGCAGAAAGTGACCAGCCTGTGGTTGCGTAACGAAGGTGGGCATAACCGTTCACGTGATGCGTCGGGGCAATTGAATACACAAGCTAACCGCTATGTATTGCAGTTAGGTGGCGATATTGCTCAATGGAGCAATAACGATATGGACCGTTTCCACCTGGGAGTTATGGCAGGTTATGGTAATAGTAAGAGCACGACAGTTTCACAAGTGTCTGGTTATAATTCTAAAGGCTCAATCGACGGCTACAGCGCCGGTGTATACGGTACTTGGTATGCTAATAACGAAGATAAATCTGGATTATATGTAGACAGTTGGGCCCAATACAGTTGGTTCAATAACACGGTTGAAGGCCAGAATTTAGCCAATGAAGAGTATAAATCCAAAGGTGTGACAGCTTCTGTTGAAAGCGGCTATACATTCAAAGTCGGTGAAAATGCGGCTAAGAATGCTACCTATTTTATTCAGCCTAAAGCGCAAGTTACCTGGATGGGTGTTAAAGCTGACGACCATAAAGAAGCCAATGGAACGAATGTATCCGGTGAAGGTAACGGTAATATCCAGACTCGCCTTGGAGTGAAAGCCTTTATGAATGGCCACGCCGATCAGGATAAAGGTAAAGATCGCGTATTCCAACCATTCGTGGAAGCCAACTGGATCCACAATACCAAAGATTTCGGCACCATGATGGACGGTATGACAGTTAAGCAAGATGGTGCTGCTAATATTGGTGAACTGAAAGTGGGTGTGGAAGGCCAGATTAATAAGAAAGTGAATGTCTGGGGTAATATTGGCCAGCAGGTGGGCAATAAAGGCTACAGCGATACTGCAGTGATGTTAGGAGTTAAATATAACTTCTAATACTGGCTAAAAAATTATATATAAACAGACCGGGCAATTAAGCCCGGTTTTGCATTCTAGGATTCAGCTAAAGCAACTTCGGGTGACACTGGCCACTCGATATCTGGCGCAAAAGAAACGTCGATATTTTTCATCGCTACACGATATTGTTTCCACGCCTTTAAATCAGTACGGAGCTTTTCCGGTACATCAACGCTTCTGTCCTCCAACTCTTCAATCTCATCTGACAATGCGCCGATCATGTCAGAAGCATGAGACAGTAATGCTGATTTCTCAGCCGTAGCTTCAGCAATAAGTAATCGCAGTGCAGCAGGTGACGGTCCTTTCAACCACTCACCAGATTCTGTAGCGTAATAGTCATTGTCTGGACGCTCGGATTTCATCTGAATATAACCATCTTGTGGTGTTGGATTCATATCATCAGGCCATGTTTCCATCAGTGACTCACCCACTTTTCCGTAAATAATCATCGCTGACCTCATCAATCAATCGTCCAGCAAAATAACCGAACGTAGCCCGTTAAAATATTTCCAGTTTCACCAAAACTCGAACCCGATTTGGATGCAGACACAGCAAGTCCACCGTCACCCGTTTGTACAATGATAGAACCAAACTCGCCCGAAACAGTGGTGTTTAAAACTGAGGCTTTTACACCGAATGCAAGCCCCGAAGCTTGCCCTATAATCCACCCAGTCTCGCCCCATCCGGGACCTGCATAAAGTTGTGCGACAACATTAAAACGCCGACCGGGGAAAGGGTTGGCATAGTTCTTCCGAACGTTTGCCCCTATATTGGCCCACGTTGCCTCAGTTCCATCCATATAATAAAAAGCAAATTTCTGGCGGGATTCTAAAGATGAAACTCTTGAGGCTAACAACGTTAATTGCGAGGCCAGCTCTAATGCATTTATTTGCCCGGCATTTAATGCCCCATTAGCCAATTGGATAACCCATACACCGGTGAGGTTAATCATGCGATTTTCATTAGCCGTGGGGACAACACGACTAATATCCATATCAACATAAATATAGTTATCCCACTTGGAAAAACTACCATCGGGTGTGAATGTATTAGCAGACTGTAAGGATGCAGCTTTGAATGCACCTGTTACGTTGGCAGCAGCCCACGGTAACCAGACCCGCCCGTTCAGATCTGAACCGAACGTACCTTTAATATTTCGTATCGCGTCACCTTGAATTCTGCCGGGAATACCTGTTGAGTTTTTGCCGTCCCCCCTGAAAACTGGAGCACCAACCGCATTCGCGTGTTTACCATTCCAATCAGGCAACCGGAAAGTTGTAGAGCCATCGCCTGAACTAAAACAGGCCATTTTTGTTGGGTCCGCTAACCATTCAGCATCAGTAACCATCGGATGCAGCCCAGCGGCTAACCGCGCCCACATGTCTGGAAATAGCGCCCGACTCAGTATTAGGCCGTCTTTCGGCGCAGAACCGGCAGGAATATGGTCGCGGTTATCCCAGCCGTAAGAAAAACCGATGGGGAAGCCAGCAGCCGCATCAAGCTGTTGCTTGGTGACGGCTTCAAGGGGGGCGATAGCATTACCATGAAGCTGAACTGGGCCTTCAAATACCCCCCCAGCGATATCCATTTTATCCGCAAGCCCTTCAATTAACGCCTCGTTACTGGCCTTGCCTGCTATGGCCTCGTCAAATACGGTCTGACTAACTTTCTCATTAATCTGTGTCTCAAGCACAGACACATCAATGCTGTCCGCTGAGGCTTTAGCTTGTGCAGCGAATTCTTCAGCTTCATCCCGAAAACCTTCGGCAGCAGCTTTATCACCCGCTGTCGCTGTTGCTGAGTTTCCCGCTGCCTCGGCACCAGCCAATGCCGATTGCTCACTCTGGGCGGCCGCATTTTTACTGCTTTCACTTTCACTGGCTGACTGTGCAGCACTGTTTGAACTTTGAGCCGCCGCTGCAGCACTCCCTTCCGAAGCTAACGCCAGTTGCCCAACGTCAGTGTGATAATGAACCACTTCACCAGCCAGAGTATTGACCGCTGATTGTGCTGTTTCGGCCCCCTCTCTGGCGGCTTCTGCCCGGTCAGCATCACCTTTCACTGTCGCTGTGATTAAGTCTGCGGTTTCCTGTGCGGCATTTCCTGCAGCCGCTGTTGCGATATCTGCCTGATGGGTGGCTTCCTCTTTCGACTGTTTAGCCTCTAACGCGGCCTGTAATGCTTCAGCGCGTAATTGCTCAAGCTGACGAATAATTTCCGGCGTACCGTCTTCTTCACGTAGCGCCGTCAGGAAGTTATTCAGCGTACCGGGGAGGGAATCGCTGTAAACCGTAATTCTCCCCACATTCCGCGCATTAATACCATCAACCCACAACAACACATCATATTGACCGGGTTCGACGTTTAAAGAATAAGAGCCGTCCACACCGGTAATAGAATTGGATTCAAGAGTGGCCACTACAGTGAGCGAGGTTTTGACTGCCCGTAATGTGATACCAATATGCGCAGCCGGTTCTCCGGTTGGCCCCGGAAGAATGCCTGAAATCTTAATACTCATGGGAGTCCTTACTTAGAAATAATCGTTGGCATCAATGACAGGGAGAGGAAGTTGGGTAATGGCAAAATCAATCCAGTTATCAACGGCGATATAGTTCACATTCAACCGGCCTAAATAAGCCGTGACTGCATTACCGCTCATCCGTATTCCGGCAAAATAGTTCATGACGTTACTGCTGTTTCTCAGCTCATGCGCACCCAGACGGCAAAGCGGTACCATCATTCGCCCCACTCCTGCTGGCGCACCACTGAAATTGCCGGGAATACGCTGGATACCTACCGTCCCTCGCAGCAATAGCGGGGCGCTGTCGGAAGAAAAGGTGCATTGCCGGGCTCGGTTCCAGATAGCAAGGCCATAAACCGGAGGAATTTGCGGCGCACCGTTGGAAAAAATACAGATATACGCCGTGATATTGATGTTTTGCTGATTAACACCAATGTCCCCGCCCCGCCGCCAGCCCGAAATGGTTTTGGTACTCTCATCAAAGTCCAGGGTGACATCACCGCTTTCCCAATGAGCGAAGACCGTGCAACTTTCACGAAAGGGCACATTACCGGGAACCTGCCAGTTAGGGGCTATTTGTACTACCCCGCGCCAGACACAGGCACCGCTGATAGCGGCATCGTTGATTTCTGAATAGTTGGTGGCATCCGATAATGCCAGACCATAATTCCCCCCGGCAGTCGCCCCCATCACCTGCATGGTGCGGAAAATAACCGGGCGCTTATTTCTGTCGGTGTTTTTGTTAAATCCTTTCAACTGGATGTAGACCAGATTGCCACTGATAGAGATTGAGGAGGCCGCCAGAGTGATGGCGGTCGATGAACCTGCTGGGGTAGAAACACCCGCCGTTTTTATCGGGAGCACAAACATTTGCGCCCCGGCAGCTAACCCCGGCACCTGAACAACGGTCGCACCATTGTCATCATAGGATGGCTGGAACTCGCCAAGATAACTGGCTGCCCGTGCGCCACTGGTGATGTTAATTTCCTTTCCACCGTCATTCGGCCGAATTTGCAAACCATAAAAGCCCATGGGGTGCTCCTTATCCTATCCAGCCCAAAGCCACGGCACGGTCACCCGGACCACGATAGACCGAAATGGTCTGGTTGGTGATTTTCATCCCGACCGAATCCGCTGTGGCCTGCATGATAATGTTGCCGTTTCCGTCCACTTTAAACAGGTTGGCGATATTGATGCTGCCGCCATTGATGGTATTGGCATTCAGCGTGGTACCCGTAATTGTTGAGCCGTAAATAGTGGTCCCGTTTATCTGACTACCATTAATCGTAGAGCCCTCAATCAAGATGCCAACCAGATGCTGAACGTTAATATACTTCGAAATTATTTCACCAAACTCGGCGTTATCGGCCATCAGATGGTTGATATAAATCGTGCCATCCTTCACCACAAAGGGATTGATATTGGTGTTGGCGTTACGGTTAACGACAGCAAAGATATCGGCATCCACAATGCATTTAATCCGCTCTTTGCCGTCATCATCCGTTTCAATGGTGAGGCCAATACCGCCCGCAATATGGTCATTTCCCACTTTGGCCGTCCACATATCAATAGTTTCTTCCAGCGGCTTACGCAATTCCTCGCGCAGCTGTTCCGCACCAATGTCCCCATCCAGTAACTCGATAATTGAACTGGGGTCATAAGTGGTTTTAGCCTCAACCCGGAAGAATGCCGATTTACCGTAACTGTTTATTCCCCTCACCCAATAGAAATAAGTCGTGTTTTGCATCAGGCCGGAGTGAGACATGCTTACGCCGGTACCGACAAATTTAGCCCGTTCAGTCACCTCATCAAGCGGCATATCTTCGGTGTAGTACCAAAACTCGCACAATGTGCCGATAGTCGTAATGCCATTGAAGCGCGGGATGAGTATCAGGGACCAGTTACCGGCAGTGACATCGACACCGACTGGCACTGGCGGCGGCTCAATAACAAATGAGATGCCGGCAGGGGCTGATTGCACACCAATCACACTCACTGCCCGAACCTGTGCCATATACGGACCGCTCGGCAATCCGCTCAGTTGCAGACTGTTTCCCGGCACCTGTGCCGTAAAAACCACCGTGCCATCTGAGTGATAAACAGTGATGTTGTTATAGGAAATGCTGCCGATATTGGTCCACGCCAGTACGCCCTGCACAATGTCGCCTACGGTTTCATTCAGCAGTTGCAGGCCAACAGGGGACGCGGGGCCACCGGTGGGCAATTGGGTGAACGGGGGCGCGTGAACGGCTCACCGATGGCATCATCGTAAAACTCGGCGGATTCTTCCTGCAGTACGAGTTCCGCACCACCATCCATACTGAACTTCCAACTGGTGATCCGGTTCTCTGCACCGGACACGCCAATACTCGCCATATCCAGCTTAATCACCCGCCCCGGACGGTAGGCGTAACCACTGAGGTTAGTTTTAGCGACGATGACACGTCCGGCCCGTTTGCGACGTAACAGAATATTAGCCACGCGCTGTGCCTGATAAGGTGTATCAACAAAGCGTAAATCAACATCCTCTTTGATTTCTAACCCATCTTCGGCAATCCACTGGTCTACCCGAATAGGCGGAAAGTCTGTTTTGGTGGATTGTTGTTCCCGATCGACAAAGGTGCCATAAATGGCGTTGGCCGCATCGCGCAGCGAGGTTTCAGTGGTGATTTGCACCGAATCAGCCAGTTGATGCTCATTGAGGGTCATTAATGCCGGGCCATAGTAAGCACCGACCAGAATGCCATGCTGGCCCGCAATATACGTCGGCTCACCTGCACAACAGAGGTGCATGGCATCGAGCATCGCAGCGGGGGTTTCTGACAAGTCAAAGCTACCATTCATGGTGTAACGTGCTTCATAGTCGCCCTCTGGCGTCACTACCAGCTCAGAACAGATATTGGCCGCCTGTTTGAACTGGTCCCAGTTAATTTCTGCATCGGGTACTTTCAACACTGACCGATAGTAATCCAACACCCCCAGTGCCAGATTATTACTCCATTCGGTCATGCCGGTGCGCGGGTCATAAAGACGTTTACCCCATACCTCGGCTTTGACATTGGGTAAACCGTAGGGGAATTTCTCAGCGTTAAACTTGAGCGATATTCGCAGCCATGCCAGCCCCTTTCCTATCATGTCTTCTTTCCATGACGGACAATTTGCCAGCATAAAGGGGTCGCAAGTGGTGCGGTCGTTGTGAAGCTCCCATGTCGCGAAGTTCTCAAAAGTGGTGATAAGGTCGTCACCCAGCCAGATACGCCCCACCCGGTCAACGGGATGACCGGCAAGAACAATGACCATATGTATCCATTCGCCGTCGGTTTGTTCCCCGGCTTCTTCTTCGGCAAACTGCAGCAGTCCGGAGACCACGGTTTTACCGATCACCACATTTTCAGGGGCAACGGCGGAACGGAGCATTTGCTTACGCTCCGACTGATCACGATAGGTATCTATTTTCGGTTTTTTAGCCAGCAACTGATTGGCGGTGTTCATCGCCATACCGGCGGCAATCAGATAATAGTTCTGGGTCATCGCACCAATTGCCATCATGGCGGCCCCGGCGAGGGCAAGAACCACTTTACCCATGCACCCTCCACGCGGTTTCAGCTATCACATTTGTTGGCCCCGCACCCTGTTCGGCGGTAGACCAGATCTGCCCGTTCCATATCACACCGGCAGTCGGCCCCTGCTCGGCACTGAACACGACAATATCCCCTCGCTGCGCCAACTTAACCGGCACCCGCTCAAAGACACTGTCAAAGATACCGATAATACTGCCATGCCCGCGCAGTAGTGCTTTACGGGCAGACAAGGCAGAATTGTACTGGCCGCGATAATCAGCTAATGGATCAACACCGCACACCGCAAGTGCGCAATCCGCTGCAAACAGGCAGCAGTCATGTTCGCCCCATGAAAAAGGCCGCCCGGAGGCGGCCTGTAATACTTGAACGAGTCTTTTTTGCCAGTCTGGATAGCGCATAATTCACCTTAATAAAAACGGTTATCTCTCAATCTGAGTATTATTCTGATAGGTATATGAAAATTTATCATGATAAATAGATTCAAAATCCATCTGAAAATCCAATCTATGGTGTTGCTCCATAAATAACTTCAATTCCCTATCGCACCCCCCATTACTGACTTTAATTTTTATTAATGCCACCTCTTCGTGCATAGCTATGGAATGGTTTTTATTAGGTTCAGCAACAATAAAGCAATCAGGTTTTAGGCCAATCAATTCAAGAGCTGCATATAATTTACTTTTCACACTTATAAATTGCTTTCCCTTAATATCAACACCATCGATATAGACGGAAAAATGCTCAAAAAAGGCAGGACCTAACCCATTATTAACCGCGTAAACACCTACTTTATCATCACTAGGACTTAGCATTTGATAAGCGGTAATGCGAGGTTCTACGGATACATGATTATGTTTAATTAATATATGAACTTGATAAGCGGTATATCCCAAAGATACAACAGCAACAACCAAAGCAATAATTGCCACTGCATTATTTCTAATATATGAACGAATCATTTTGATACTCCACAGCCATGTGAATAAATTTTCCCTATTATTCTATTACTTATAAACAAACACTGGCGCATCTTTCTTACTGCCCCAGTAGATAGATCGATCTGCCATTTGCGCCACATAGCGGAAAAAGCGATCCCCCGGCGCACGCACCTGGTGAGATTCATCATTAAAGCGATTAGGGAGCGCCATTTGCCAGCGCTCGAACCGATTGGTCAACGTGACTGATATGGCATTCTGGCCGCCGATATCCATATTGGCAGAGGCAATCTCACCGCTGTAAATCAAATCAGCTGCGCCTATTTGTCCATCATCATCTATCGCCACCAGAATGACTTTCGCAGCTCGTCCCCGACAGCGTTCATTTAAAAAGGTTGCCGTTAGTGATGTTTCAAAACCTGATACTTGCAGCTGCAATTGAGAGGGTGATGTCCCGTTCTGCTCTGAGACTTCTTCTATCTGACCAAATATGCCGACTCCGAGATAGGTTTCACCATCAATCACCAGTGGACCGACGCCGGTATGTGCGCAAACCACACCAGAAATTAGATCCAGCCGAAACGCAGTGACGATGGTGACATTTGAGCGTGAAAGATAATCAATCATCGCATCAGAAAATGGGTGATACAGCATTAAAATGCCTCCACAAATTGCAATGTCACGCTGTGAAATATGCCGGGTATCCGTGAGAAATTACCCTGATTCTCATCAGCTAGCCTGAATATACCTGTCGGCTTTCGACACTCTATCGGCACACCAGCTACTGGTGGCCAGCCGGTTCCTCAAGGGTCATCCTGAAAGGTTCTGAGTGATTTGCGCTTGCGATAGCGCGGTGATTTATTGCCAATAAAAAAGGCCCAGTCGTTAAACTGAGCCTTCATATTCTTTGTTCGCAGCTTTGCCACTAATAAAAACGCCACCGGCTTATAAGGCCAGTGGCTTTGGCAGTGATCAAATCAAGGCTAATACTTTGTCTCTTATAATAGACAAGATTGCTGGCGGAATTAAAGCCTACAATAGATAACCCGCAATCAACCAAGGAGTAATCTATGCCTGACTTTCTATCACTTGAAAATATCCTATTCGTATCACAAGCTATGTTGCTTTTATTAAAAATATACTACTCAAAAAAATATGTGTTCCTGAAAAAGGGATGAACATTCCTAATGAAATAACACTTTTCAAGTTTTCCTCCCCGCATTCTGCCGCCAGCTAATCACCTCATCGAGCCGCCCCTTACAGATCCGCAACTCACGCTTCAAAGCCAATGCATACAGCCCGCTATCACCCCAGGTAGTGCCGACGAACTCCGGAATCTCGCATTCAGTTAATGCTGATTCTGGCGGTAGCAATACGGGGCAAGTAGCGGGTGGGCGTCGTGCTAACTTATTCGCGCAGGATGTTAATGCTAGCGTCAGGCATACGCTGAATAGCACACTCATCAACTGACGACGCCGCCAAAAACCGCTTAAGCCGATCTTCACTTTCATTGCGTAGTTTCCTTTCTTTATCTAACTGCCGGGCGGTGGCAACTCGGTTGGCGGCTTCATTCACCTGGTATGCATCAATGATGTTGCTCAGCGCCGTGTTTGTTGCTTGCTCGGCCACCAGCTCCGCTTCCGTTTTTTTGACCTGATTTGAGAGGTGATAACTGTTAAAGAACAGAGCCGACACAATAACCACCAGCACAGCAATGACTATCCCAATAGCCCTATTCATCCAGCCCCCAGCATGTCAGTTCGCTTTCCTGTGCGCGGCGTTCTATCTGCCCGTAACAGTTATTTGAGCGAATATTGCAATCCTTACCGCCGTCATAAATCCAGCGTTTGATTTCAGCGCATGCACCTTTACGGTCGCCAGCATTAAGTTTGCGGTAAAAGGTGGAGGTGAAACATTTACTCGGGCCGATGTTATATGGGCAAAACGAAGCGATGCCAGCAATCTGTGGCTCAGTCAGCGGTACCCGCACATTTTTCTTAACCCAACTAATAGCCTTGTCAGCCTCCAACTGATTCACCGCAGCGCATTTCTCCGCTGACAGCTTCATCCCTTTCACTACCGGCTTACCATCGACTTGAGTAGCACCTCGGCAAATAGTCCAAATCCCTTTTCCATCTGGATAAGCTGAAAGCCGGTTCCCCTCTTTCTCATCCAAAAGCTGATCAAGAATTAATGCGGCGGGAGCGGCGACCATAACCAGAGCCAGAACAGCCGCGCTTAATTTGCTTTTTGTCGAGGCCATCACTTACCATCCGGTTTATAGCCGTGGCGGCGATCCCAAATCTTGATGCCAGCATTAAGCATAAATGTCAGGGCCATAAAGAATAGCGAACCAAGAACACCAATCACCGTCCACTCATCCGGAGTAAATCCAGCGATCAACTCTTTAACCCAAAAAATAAAACTACCACCAGACACTAGGTAGGAAGCATTAGAAGCAATATTGCTCATTTTCATGGTCTCCCCCTCCCGGTCTGCGGGTTGGGCGTGTAGTTAAGGAATTTAGCCCACCAGTGCAGCCACTCATCTGTTAAAAGTGTGTGTGGAGTTGATTGGGTGACTGGCAGGCTAAAACAGAAAAGCCCCAACTACATGCGTGTTGAGGCTAAGTAAGTAATGTTCTTATTTCTTCTACAGTTTGATTAAACCGATCTTCTTCGAGTTCTACCCCGATCCCTACCCTGCCAAGCTGAATTGCTGCTTTTAGCGTTGCACCTGATCCCAAGAAGAAATCAGCTACGACATCACCCGGGCGACTGCTAGATCTAATGATATGAGCCATTAACTCTGCGGGTTTCTCGCATGGGTGTTTGCCGGGGTAATAAGGAACAGAAGCATAGGACCAAACATCGGTATATGGAACATCAGTGGTAACAGCAAACGGTCGCCGCAATGATTCATACTCAAGGCTCAAGTCGGAATAACGCTTATTTAATGTCTGATATTCTTCTACCAGTTCATGGTGAGGCTTATCCAACAAACCCTGCAGATGTTTTTCAGCGGCAATTTGATCAAAGAGCTTTTGTAATGCTGAGTATTGTTCGGCGTTCGGCAACTGCCACTGGCTTTCACTAAACCAATGACTGGACATCTGCCGACCGGTAGCCTCATTAATTGCTTTTGCTGATACTCCCAACGAGGCCCGCGCTAACCGAAAATAATCAATGAGAGGACGAAATACATTTTGTTTTAAGGCCGAGCATTTAGCAGCGTACGTGCTGCCTTTAGGCATCAATGGCCCCGCGTAATGATCTGCGAAGATGATCCGCTCTGTTGCAGGAAAGTAAGAGCGTAAATCCTCTTTATGCATTCGCCGCCACGGGCCTGATGGCTTGGCCCAGATTATGTGGTTAAGGACATTAAAGCGACCGCGAACCAGTATTTCAGTATCAGCAGCCAACCGACTACCACAAAACATATAAAGGCTACCGGCTGGTTTTAAGACTCGCCAAAACTCTGCTAGCAACTCATCAAGCCAGGCTAAATACGCTGATTCACTTTCCCATTGATTGTCCCACTTACACGATTTAACCCTGTAATAAGGCGGGTCTGTCGCGATCAAGTCGATGCAATCATCAGGTAGCGTTTTGATATAACTAAGGGAATCAGCATTAATAAATTTACTACTGTTTAAATAAACAGTGTTTTTCATAGATCAGTCTACCGTTTTTTGGTAGGCTCAGATCGCTTTGTGCACACAAGCGGTGGGCCTTGGTTCGCCCGTGAATGGTTTAACGGGTGAATGGCAAAGGTAGTGTTACTAGCACTCCTTTGCCGCCCATTTCACAAACAAAAAAACCCTGACTTATGTCGGGGCTTGTCATTTTTGAAGCCGGTTACGGTTCCGGCATCAGCACCTACCAATGTGCTGACCGTATACCTTTAAAATGCAAAAAACCCGCCTGAGCGAGGTTTATTTGACTGGATAAGCGCTACTGCACAACCAACTCTTATCACAATAAAAGGTAAAATTCGTTACGAATAGCTTTTTATGCGTTTTTTTGTATTAGTTCATACTTACTCTGGTACCCATTGTTCTCTAGGCTCAATCAAATATGACAGTCGGCGTTGTGCCATAAGCGGACGTTACTTGCACATGGTATATTATTTTAAGGGGAGCTGATCAGAGGAGGAAAATCTCCTTTGATAAAAAAACGTGGCTGGATATGTCTATTAGCAAATCAACGTGGTATATAGTTTTATGGTAAATAGAGCCTCCATATTGATAAGTTGAGGTTTTATTTTTATTATCATCTGTTATGAATAAGAAAGGATTGTAAATGGATTTTAAAGTACCTACAGACACAGGTAATCTAACCATAGGCATTGATTTTGGCGGGGCTGTTATTTTTGTTGGTGCTAATGGCAGTGGAAAATCACGGCTTGCTATAAACATCGAAGAATCTCTTGGGGAACAAGCTCATAGAATATCTGCTCATCGCACGTTGAATTTAAACTCGGACGTTCCAAAAATAAGAGAAGATAAGGCCCTGAGAACACTCCGGTATGGAGGTGATTGGGAAGGTATATCTATTGGCAATCGTAATGGCTATCGGTGGCAATCTAAAGCCAGTAGTTTTTTGCTTAACGATTTCGACTCTGTTATCCAGGCACTTTTTGCTGAGCAATCTAAAACGGCACTTGGTAGTCATCATATTTTAATGGGTAAAGTCAGCGGCGAACCCAAGAAAACTAAATTTGAGAAATTAAATGAAATATGGAGGGATTTAATTCCCCACAGAGAGTTAGTTATTGATGGGGATGATGTTCAGGTAAAAATACCTGGTAATGATTTAACTTATAGCTCCGCTGATATGAGTGATGGTGAGCGAGCTATTTTTTATCTAATTGGACAAGTTTTAGTCGCTGCTGCTAACTCTGTTCTCATTATTGATGAACCTGAACTCCACATCCATCGTTCTATAATGAGTTCACTTTGGGATCAGCTTGAAAGTGCTAGACAAGATTGTGCTTTTATTTTCATTACTCATGACATTGAGTTTGCTGCAAGCCGAATCGCTAAAAAAATAGCAATTAAAGATTATCAACCAAATGGCCCTACTTGGGGGTTGGAAGAGATACCAGAAGGAACTGGTTTTTCTGAAGAGTTAACAACTCTTATTTTAGGTAGTAGAAAGCCGATTCTTTTCGTTGAAGGTGATGACAATAGTTTGGATAAAGCACTGTACCGTAGCATTTACCCAGGGTGGACTGTTATACCTAGAGGATCTTGCCAAAATGTGATTCATGCTGTAGTTACACTTAGAGCAAATCAAACTCTCACACGTGTGAAGTGTGCCGGTATTGTTGACGCTGACGGTCATAGCGATGAAGAGGTGGAGGCATTTAATGAACTTGGGGTTAAAGTTCTTCCCGTTTCAGAAATTGAAAACGTTTTCCTCATTCCCTCTGTTAGTCGCGAGATTGCTATTAAAGAAAACTATCCTAAAGATGAAATAGTTAGCAAATTAGATATCATATTGGACGATGTTATTGCGTTAATAAATCAAGGCGCTAACTTTGAAAAATGCATTCGTATGTATTGTCAAAGAAGAATAGATAGATATCTTAAACTAGTAGACATCAGTGCTAGCAATAGTATTGATGAAATGAAAACATTATATCATGATAAGACTAATTCATTGAAAGTCGAGCTAATATATAATACTCATGCTAACGATCTAAGAAGAGCAATTCAGGAAAGAGACATTGGTAAAATTCTTTCTATTTTTGATAATAAAGGTATGCTAGCCAAAGCTGGATTGACGCTAACAGGGAAAAGCAAAATTCAGTTTGAAAATTGGTTGATCAGAACCCTTACTAGCGAATCACATAGTGGAATAGTCAGCGCTGTGAGGGCTGCTTTACCGGAGATTAGGCCCTAATTTCTCCCGTGAGACTAGACAACCTAAATCAGATAACAGAACTAGACATAATACATCTCTCTTTAAGCCAGTACACACAGCTCTCCCTCTTAAGGGTGCCACCGTGACTCGTTCAGGTCCACCTGCTCCCTTTTGATTAAAACATTCAATGCAACTCACTTAGTTGTTGGGATTGCGAACTTCCGCTCTTCGCTCTCAGCAGACCTTCAGCGTCACGTGTTTGTCTGCTGTGTGCAAGATGCGGACTTAACAAATGCGATAGATCCCAAAAAATGCATATCAGCCTATATGAATGCTGTATTTAGCCAAAAACATGCATCGCTTCCAACTGGCTCGTTTTCATTTCATTACAGGAAGATAAAAATTTATTTTTAAAATCTGATGGTGGGGATTTTAGTTGCTGTATTGCCGATTTATTTACTTCCAACTCCCGTAATTGTGCAATTGTATTTCTGCGAATCGAGGAGAAAAAATTATCACCTGCTATCTCTTTATTCTTCTCCAGATAATTAGTCAATATTATAGATGATGTTTGAATGGCTTTTTCCTCAGAAAAACCCAAAATAAAGCGAGAGTTGATGACCTCGTATTGAAATAGACATGCTGCTTCAGCCATTTGTTTCGCTTTTTCCCTCGGAGTTTGTTGACTTCCCCACGACTGGGAGGTGATGAGCAACATAAGTATTAACAATCGTATTTTCATGCGAAGAATCCATGTCCATTGGTAATGTGGTATTTAAACCTATTCAAACAGACCTTGGCAACACCTGCTCCTGGCACAGAGCGGCTATTCAGTTAGGTTAACTTTTGTGTCTAGGTTCCTAGGGTGAACGATGATGTTTTTGCTGGATATACTCAAGTAGAATGCGAAAAGGAATTCAAATCAGATGGAATTATGCACACAGGAAAGGCACCTTTCAGGATGCTGGTAAAAATTACCGAACAAGCAGATCCAGCCAATCTGGGTTCTCAATTTTACGGGAATAGGGCAGCATCGCACGATTAATCAGCTCAAAGAATTCTGACTCCTCCATCCTTACTGCTTCGCTTGTACCAGGTCCCTCCCATTCATCAAAGAGATGCCAGTAAAGCGATTTCAGGGTATCGACCACCGCCGCGAAAATCTTTACGTCAGGTTCAAGCCAATGACACACCAGAAAATACATTTTCTGTTCTGCATCATGGATGGACGCGCACTGGGAAAGTTGACTCATAAATAGCTTGATCCAGACCAATGCTGCTGTTTTTAGCGGCGGCAGATCTATCCGCTGCTCTGCCATGTACCGTGACATATATAATTCAACCCCGGTCCGTTCAGGTTGCTTATCAAGCCCCAGTGAAGCGAGAATTAAAAGAGTCTCCGAATCATTTCCTTCGGTGACTTGATCTTCAGCCCATGCAATGATCAGGCTGTCCAGATCATTGTGGAGAAAGTGATATTTCCTTGAAAAAACAAGCAGACCGAGCAGGTCATTGAATGTGTATAGAGATGGCATCTGATATTCCCTTACCTGTATTGTTTACATGAACCCTTGCAGTGATAATTTCTGAGTCCATCATTAATTGAACGGTGGGTCTATGTAACCGAATGAAACTCCAATTAACCTTCATTTTATCTTAACTATTGATATAAATTCTATAGTGTAGTTGCATACCGATTTTGGCTACATAAGCAGAAGTGTGAAATGTCTGCTTCTGGCACTTAGCGGTCGGGTTGTAGGATCGCTAGGTCTGCTATGTGTCATAAGCGGACATCGCTAGCGTTATTTTATGTTATGAGGCGGGGAACATGTCAGCTTGTAAACTGGCTTAATAGCAAATGCAGTATGCCAGATTCAACACCCTCAGTGAAAAAAACCCTCTTTTAAAAGAGGGCTGTTATCTGAAATAGTTGTTATTTTCTCACGTCTACTTTTTGAAGGAAAAATGTTCTTTAAATACGGAGAGTATTGAAGTGGCGCTTTCAGGTAACTCTACAATTCCGGTTTCCTTGTTGTAGTAAGAAACTAGAACTTGTATGTAAGCTTGACCTACAGCTTGGGTGAGTGTGACAGCTGTCGCTGCAGAGATTACACCACCGAGAAGGGAACCCACGCCAGGAATAAATTTTAACGCGTTAGAAACAACGGCCTTGCCAACTTGAGCGACTGCTGTAACTCCAAGAATTCCCGCAACAACCGATGTAGTTGTTGATGTAGATGTATCCAGTTCAAACTCAGCATTGATTTTATATATCATTCCACTTTGTACGGCTGCAATTAATGGAGCATCAGACCCGGGTATAGGGGAAGCACCTACAGCGCCAGCAGCAGCAGACGCTCCATGAACAATATTTCTCGCGCCATTTTTCATAGCTTCAAGTCGTTCGCCCATTTTAACCATTTGAGCCTTTTTTAATGCTTGCTTTGCACCCCTCTTAGCGTCGGGGAGGCATTTAAAACTCATATCTACTAGATCATCAAGCCCACTAACAGGAACAATGAATTTACCTATTTTCCTATCTTTTGAATTAACTCGCACATAATTATCTGCTACATAACTTCCATGATGCTTGTCAATCTCAGTGATAGCTTCATGAACAAACTCATCTGTGTCTTCTTCAAGAGTTTTAGTGAATACTATTACAATAGGTATCTCATACTCTTTTAATATCCCAATAAGCTCTATATCTCTTGGTTCAACCCTAGCTCCTGAAGCATCAATGCACATCCAGCCAAGGTGTGGGACATCATCTAAATGAGAGTAGCTACCAAAACTAGATTTAATTTCTTTTTTTAATTGATTTATTGTTCCCTCATAATCTTTCGATTCAATTCCTTTAGTATCCCATAAAACTAATCCTTTTTTCGGTACTGTAATTTTAGCCAAGTGCTGTGTAACTGGTTTACCGACTCCAGACTTAACTATTTCCTCACCAAAAACAGCATTAACTAATGAGCTTTTTCCAACCCCAGTCGCGCCAAATAATATAATATTGAATTTCTCTTTTTTTTCCTCTGCTTCCTGCTTTGCTTTTTCAGCATTGAAAGTTTGCGAGCTGTAGTCATAGGAATCACCAAGAAACTCTTCAGTAGAGCCAGACATAATTACCTCTTTAATTATCGATAATAAATACTTCTATCTATGACTATGTTTAACCATGTTTTTTTGATTCTACTGATTCAGGATTAAAAGGCAATTCACCAACTTTGTTTTTAATACCACGCAAAGAATGAATATCTGATTTGAGTATTTTTTCCACAGGCTCTTCAAAAGATGACTTCGTTTTTTTTACTTTGGTCCACCTAGCATACTTTTAGCTATGCCAATCACCTTATTTTCTTCTAAGGTAATGCAAATTGCAGATTATTTGCGCTGGCGTATTCATAGCAGGCTTGCAGCCACTGATCTTATCCAAGCAAGCCCTGGCGAATGGCGCGGTATGCCCACTTACGATTTTTGTCGAAGAGGGTGCAGTTCTGGCCTAAGCCATAGTCGGTGACGATTTCTTTGTCGCTCGCGGCCTTCAGCTCTTGCGAGTCGACAAGCCAGCCTGTAAGTATCCCGGCAAAATGGACTATTCCTTTTAAAGATCTTCAAACAAGCAGATCAGTATACCTTTATAGCAAACGTCTGCTCCTCGCTCATAGCCGACACTCAGACTGCTACTGAGCACTGTCAGACCAGTTCTGAACTAATACTGTTTCTACGCTAACAGACTTATGTGTCCACTCATCCATTTCTAACTTGGCCCCTGACATAATCAAACATGCATCCACAAAAGTCTCAGCCAGCATAAGCTTTAACCGTATCTTTCCCTCTGAGCATTTATGCTTCCGGGCAATTGCTGACTTTGATATCCCCTTTTTATAATGCTGCTCAATCAAATCGTACTCTTCGCTGCGCCCGGCCTTTTTTAGTCGGCCTATCGCCGCATCGACTAATATCGGCAT